TTAAACACCGCACGCGCAAGAATGCCGACGATGACGAGTTTGAGGTTATTGACGAGGACATACCTGTCCATGATTTCTCTGCCGTCGCCAATTATAAGTATCAGATCTTGAATTGGGGACATCAGACAGCGACTACCAGCGATCTAGGCGGTCAAATCGTTATCAACGGTTTATTCCCGAAAGATGCCGGAGAAATTCAGGTGATGTCACGAAACACCGCGACGCGACCATTTGTCGACGGTGCATTCGTGGTTGAGAGGGATTCTCAGGAGGTGCAAACATTCGTGCCTCGCCCGATTATCCCACTCATCGCTCAACAGATACCTCAACCTTTGGTTGTGTGCCTTATGACTTGGTACAACCCTCAAACCCAAGTCACCTACCACTATCTACTTAATGCTAAATCCGTGGCTTTCGGAGCTGAACAAATACCTAACAGCACTGATATCCCATGGACAGACATGACTGCGTCTATCACTTTGGTACAAGCCATGACGGTTCCAGGCGATCAGCAGCCTGTTATCAATGGATTGCCATTCATGTCCATTAAGACCATATGTGGTTACGTTGTGCAGCCTGCCCCGAAATCCAGTTTGAGGGTTTTCATGACGGAGTCACCTATGCCAGACCGAGCAGCATTAGAAATGATTGCATGCATAAATAGACAGCGTCCAGATTCTTTACCAGCAAAGATGAATGATGCAGGTACCATTATGTCTGCGATCTTATCTCTTGCACCTTCTGTCATTGGATTCCTCACCGAAGCGTTCGGTAAGAAGAAGACCGCTGCTCCAGCCAAGGCCAAATCACCCAAGATATCCAACAAGGGTAAAACCACATTTACACCACCGAATACCGGTACGATGGTTACAACTGGCCGACAAAACACTGCAAAGCAGCCCAACAATAACAACATGAAGCGCCCGGCGCCTCGTAAAGCATGGGGTGCGCCCATGCCCATGGATAAGCTTGCAGCTATGATGGCCGGACTGATGGCCCAAAACAAACGACAACCACAAAAGAAGTCCAAACCCAAACATAAACCTAGGGATTTGATAACATTGTGATGCCTGATTGCAACAGATGACCGTACAGATGGATTCTATTTTCCTCGTTTTAGGAAACGTTAGACAGCGCAAAAGACCCGGCGTAAACAAGGGCTAGTGATTGCAAC